TGTACCTACAGCTGCAGCTTGGTTACCATCACCCACTTGCATATCAGCAATAGAAGCAAATCTTTGACCAGCTTGTACAACAACACCTAATAAATTTAATAATGTAGGACTTGGCTCTTTGTATGGTAAAGGAAAGAACGCATCTCTTAAACTACCACCTGGTGCATCGACATCTTTAAATTCACCTGGTTGTATTGGAGCTGCTTCATCTCTAACTCTTACACCTCTTTGTTTAAATCCTGCAGGTAAGTTCGATAAAGTACCAGCGTCTAATAATTGACGGAGAGC